CCATTTAAGTACACTTTTGTTATTATCACAGAACATCATGAATGTCATTTCCCAACCTGATCTGAATCTAGGTTTACCGTTCCCTATGTATTTTTCAGGATTTTGTACTTCAAAAATACCTTGGGCAAATTTAGACATTATATTACAATGTTACGTTGTACCGTTTGATTAGGAGGGGGCACCTGACTAATTCCATATAATGTGGCATTAGATTTCATTGTATTTAAGTAATAAGCCATTTCACCAGTTACTTGAAATGTGGGTTTACCTTTAAAATTTTCTAAAAGTTCAATAACTGATATGTTTGTTACCGCAGAAATTCTAAACAGGTATAATGTAAAATTACTTGCAATGGTAGTAGAATCAAAGATTGATCGGAAATAGCTGTAAACAACATCATATTCTGACCCGTTGATTTTTAATGAATCATTATATAATTGGTCAAAAGTTTTAACAGTATTTTTTGTGTTATCTACGGTAGTATACATAATATTTTATGTTCAATTAGAATTTGTTGTTTTCTTTCCTGTAGGAAAGATTGATTTTGCGGCACTAAATGCCGCTTGAGTTGCTACGGGAGCTACTGTACTCCTAATATCATTTGTAAGGGCATTAACTATTCCAGATGAGTTTTTAAATGTATTAGCAGCCTGTCCTGCTTTCTTTAATGCTCCTAAATAATTACCATTTGCAATATCGTCACCAATAGAATCTACTGTGTCAAGCAAACCACCGGCACCTAGTACTGAATTTGAAACTCCTGACTTAAGTGGACTAGGTGTAGTATCATATCCACCACCGACAATAAAATCATCAGTGATTGCATTATCTTTGCCTCCACTGGAAGTCAATGACTTGGCATCAAGTTTTCCCTCATAATACTTTACAGATTCGTAGGCAACCGTCATTGTATTTGTCATTGTTCCGCCACCTTGGGAATAATCGTAGTTATCGTGTTTAAAACTCGTAATTATAGGGTTTACTAATTGATAACAAACAAAACTGCTTTGATTAAATCCATATATATTGATTACGTTGAAGAATTCTTGCTTAAACCCGTCACCATTTTCACTACGACTACCATCATATCCCCAGTCTATATTATCAGAGGACATAACGTCATATATATTGCGTTGTTGATTATATCTTATACCGTGTTGACTTGTTTTTATTTTTCCTGTATCGGTAAAATTACTAGGGTCTCTATAGTTATAGGAGTAGTAATTAAACCAAAGATTTCTGACAGTGTTTGCATTGTCATCATGAAATGTTATATTGATATCGTTGTATTTGATTTTAGTTTGAACTACACGTTTGCGATTGTACTGATTCATCACATGAGTGTCAAAACCAAAACTAGGTAAATCAACTGTTTTAACTGTTAATCCATAAGGAATATTGATTGCATTCAGTGTTGGAAGTATGTCAAAGTATACATGGAATAGATACTTAAACTTAGGGCTGTTGGCATAAGCATTTGGTCTGAACGCAGTTGAAGCATGTTGATAATCACGTAGATAATCATTACTAAAAAATCCCTTGGCGATTCCTTGTATGAAGCCACCAGGGGATTGTCCTAATACCGTTTCAAAAAGCGTAGCCATTTAGTTTGATTAATTATTAAGAACCAAATCCAGTAACTGATGTTCCAACGCCTCTACCAACTTGAATACCGACGCCAGATGAATCAACCGGAGTTTGAACTGCATTATCATAACGAACTGTTAATGCGATTGTTACTGCTTCGTTTGTTCCATAGTTTAATGTATTGTAGTTAACTGTTTGTAAGAAACATCCATATAATTCCCATGTTTCTAATACACCAGGAGCACTTGCACCGTTGTTACCATCAAGCACTTGATAACGAACTGTAAACTTATAGTCTTGTCCGCTTCCTGCACTTGCTTGATTAACAAAGTCCATTTGTTTCTGTAATTGTTCACCAACTAGTTTAGCAACGTTGCCTTGGGCATCATCACGTAAATTGATAGTAGTATTTTGCCAGGCATGTTTACCAGCCAAATACAATGTTGAGTTGTAAATTGGAATTGTAATTTCTGTGAACTGAACTTGTGGTCTAGCAACATCAATCACTTGTTTTGTCAATTCGGATGTTGCACCGCCTCTACCAAATCCATCAAACAATACTCTGAAACGATATTGTAGTTTGGGCATCAACAGACCTTGGGCGCTAGGCGCATTGTCTGCCCCCACTGTCATGTTAAATAATGCCGCTGAAACTGTTGCCATGTTTATATCTCCTTAAATATATTTATCTTATTTTAATTTAGCGATTCCACCAGTATTCAAGATACGTACTGGAATGTAAATAAATTCTGCTGCCTTGACTGGCTCGATTGCAATATCAATATACAATTCGTTACGGTCAATACGGTCAGCAGTATTGTTACTAGCATCACATACAACTAAGAAGTCATATAATCCACGTTTTGCAATTAAGTCAATAAACAATGTTTGTACAACACCTTGTATTTGACTACGTGTTAAAGCATCATTTGGTTCAAATATGAACGGACGAGCAACAACTTGTAGACGTTCACGAATATAACATACCAATCTAGCTACGTTAATACGATCCAATGCACTCATTGTATCTTTACTTGTTTTGTTACCATAGTTTAATAAGCCAACACCAGTGAAGAATGCCATTGGGTTAATTTGATTAGTATATAATACGTCACGGATACTGTTACGATTCTTAACTACTTGGAATTCCCCAGTAACAGAATCAAGGTAACCGATATTAGTACAATTATCAATTGTACCTCTACGTGTTCCTGCTGGAGCTAACCAAGGATAAGCAATTGTATCGTTGCGTAGAATTGTACGTAGAATCATATGACTTGCTGGAACAACTGCGGCTGCACCTGTCAAGTCTGTAGTAATACCGCTTGGGTAGAAAATACCCATGTATTCACTACGTCCTACTAGACCTTCTTCTCCTGTAGCAGTTGCATTTTTACTGTTATTTGCCCATGCTGTGATTTCAGTTGCACTGTCAGGTAAACGCATTGGTGTATCACCGATGACGAATGCTGTGTTGTTTCTCTCGTTACTCAATTCAACCATATCCGGTTGTAGTTCTGGATAACCAGGAGTAGCAATCAAATTCATAAATGTATCTTCTTCACGAACTGCCATGTTTGTAGAAATTGCTGCCTTCAATGATTTAACGATTAAATTACGTTGTGCCTTACGACCCATGTATGCTGACCCGTCAGCTTTTAAACCACTAACACTTAACCAAGTGTTCGTTACTGATGGTAAATTTGCGTCAGGGAAAGACTGTGAGTTGAAATAATTTAGTTTGAATTGTTTAACGTTGTAACCTGAACGGCGTGTATTCCATAACAACATACCTTGTGGGAATAGTAATGGATCAGGTGCATCCAAATCTAAATAATCACTAGTTAACAAACTTTTAATAGTTGGTTTAGGATCATTTACTGGATCAGTATACTCATCGCCCGCCCAACGTGCATCAGCAAATAATATACCTGATGAACTAGTTTGATCGGTTACATCAATAGATACCCATTTTCCAACACCGTCAACTAATTGCCAACGATATAGTGCTGGATAATTTTCTAAATCATTTGTGTCTAACCATAAATCACCTACTCTTAATTCAGTTACACCGTCACTTTGTGTAGTTGGAGCGTCTGTTGCAAGTATTACACCGTTTGGATCAGTAAATTTTGGCTGATTATATGAAGATGCTATTGGGTGCCCATTGGTATCATATGCTACATTGCGATAACCTTTCCAGTTACCTTCAATGTTTATTAGAATATCAACTTCAGTTATCGAACTATAATACCATTTAGTATCTTTTGGTGGGTTAGCATATGGTGCACCTTCGTTAGCAACATACGATAATCTTTTCCAATTTGTTAGAACACGATTGTATCCTAAGCTAGGTTGTCCTGACACATATGCAACTGATGCAACTACAGCACTTGATCCAACTAAGGATGTAACCTGAACTATTAAATCATTTGTACCGCTTGTACCAAACAATCTGCCACCGGGAATAGTAATACGATCATCTACCGCATAGTTAGTTCCACCGTCTACTACGTTATTAATGGTATATGTGTGCCCAGACACAGTAACATCAAGAGTAAGACCTGCACCTGGACCAGTTAATGACGGGTCTGCTAGTGCGGCTGTTTGTCTAGCGGTGACCAAATAGCTTTCAATTACTTTAGGATTTACACCAGAAACAAAACCAGCTTGGTCAAGCGCATATGTTGTAGTAAATGGATATGTTGGAGTAATATTAGGACCTAAAATAATGTCTCCGCCCTCAGTATGAGTTAGTTGAATATGTCCTGTTTCATCAATAACACATGTTGTGTAAGGTATATTAGTAGCTTGCCAAGCTCTAGCGAATTGAGAAGCATCAATTGTACCTAATGGTAAAGTAACAACTTTTACATCTGAACCTGATTTTGAATTAGGAACACTTACAATAACCTTAAACTGTTTATTGTTATTATTAATTACAAAAGTTGGATTAGCTACTGTGCCTGTAATGATAGTGGGTCCTGTAGCAACTCTCTGATAAAGAGTTACAGGACTTCCTGGACTTTCTATCTCATATGTAGTCTGACCAATAATTGTACCAGTTGGAATATTTTTTCCACCAGTAGAATCTAATTTATAGTTAGCTTCAGGGATTCCATGAAATACTCTTACACTCTTAGACATAAAAGAACCAGTAGACTTAGTAAATTGTGAAAGAACTGGGTTCATTCCATTACCAGTAACAGATGTTTTAATCCAAATGCTTCCTGTTGGTCTTGGGTTATTTTGACCAGAACTCCACGTAGGCATTTCACTAGAACTACCGTAAGCTACAGCTGGTTGCCAATACTTGAATCCATTAGTTTTTATGTTTAAATGCGGTTGGTCAAAAAGCTCAGTATTATCTGCATGTGCTTCAAAAGTTAAGTAACTAAATGTCTCTGGATTGCTTGAATAAACTGCTAACTTATTAAAATTAACAATATTAGCAGTTAAGTGAGGTAATCCTAAACCATTAATAGCATTTGCCGCATCAGCAAGAGTACTTCCATTTACAGTAACCAGTACTCTAAACTTATCACTAAAATTAATATAGAATTTTTTCTGGTCTAATGAGTAAGCACCATCTGAGGGCACACCTGATACTACTGTAGGAGTACTCTTTAACCAATCTAAAGAACCTATTCTAACCCAGCTATTAGCCGGAGTCTTATAATAATATTCTCCGTCATTAACAGGATCGTTTGTGCGATGGTCTCTAGCGTCAACTAAGTAATTACCAATATTACCTAAACTACCTAGAGGCATGTTATATTGGTCAACTTGACTATCATTAGAAATCACTAATGGTGTTTTGTTGGTGAATTTACCTGTTGTAGCATTGAATTCGTAAATACCCCATGATGAATTAACTGTATCTAACCAATATGTACCATCAGCTGGATCACCTTTTGGACGATTTAATGTACCAACTAAGCTACCTAAATCAATATCTGCTCTTAGAATGTAGCAACGATTTGTGATACCCAATAGTGAGTAAGCAGCCAATAAACCATATTCGTTTAATTCGTAACCATGAATTGGGGTTGAGTCTGTTGTCTTGTAGAAAAATGGATTTCCGAATAATGCTGTCAAGTCACGTTGACTTGTAATTTGATATAGTTTACCCGCATTTGCCGCAAGTGTTCCGGATGCTGTTGCTGTTCCGGCTGCATTTAATTTGTTTGTGGCTGTTGCTACTAATATTAAGGGTACTGAGCTGGAAGCGGCTGGTAAATATTGACTTTGGTCAATGATTGTTACTTGCGTTCCTGGTGATACTAATGCCATTTTGAATTTCCTTTATGTTATGATTGTG